CACCGGCATTGGTGGACAGGGTGGTATCTCGCCCGACGCCATGACTAATGTTGAAATTCGCTTCTGTGACATCAGCGGTTACGAGAACGGTATCTTTATTGGAGATACCGGAATGAACATCCACGACAACTACATTCACGACCTATTCAGTATTGCCGGCAGTCCGCATGTTGATGGCATTCAAGGCAGTGGCGGCTTTACCTCGTTGACCATTCGCCACAACACCATCGTAAGTTGGGACACTAGCTGCATTATTATGCAAACCGAGGGCGGAGGCTTCTCCGGTCTGGTGATCGATAACAACCGTTTATTGTTCGACACAGCACATGTGGGTTCAGAGTTGGCTTATGGCATTTTGTGTCAGAGCGTGAATGCGAACGTCGCGCAGAACGTTACCATCACCAATAATCGCATTCAGAAAGCCCAACCGACGCAGAATTACATTTTCATTCACAATCTCACCAATCCGGTGACAATCACCGGCAACGTTGATGATACAACAGGATTGCCTGTCGTACCAGATATCGGTTAGTTGTGTGACTCACACAGGAGGAATCTATGGCAATCGTACCGAACCTAGCTGGTCCTGCAAGCGTCGATCGTGGCTATACTACCGAGTCTCGAACGGCTGCGACTGCGGCTGCGGTGATGGCGTTGACGCCTTTGTTTTCAGGCGAAATTGTGCGTGCGCTTGATACTGGCCAACGATATCGAGGGCTTGTTGCGGGTGCGGTTGGAGCGTGGGGCATTGTGAACGTGGATATGTGATATGGGTCTGTGGGATTGGAGTGGTCCTCAAGACCTCGGGTGGGCTACGCCTGAACGAAAGTTCGATACGACCGTGGAGCTTATGTTGACACAGCCTTACTACAAACACGAAGTTGTGCAGGCGCTCGACACCGGCATTAAGTACCAAGGTGATCAACCAATTCCTGGCGGTTGGGTTCTAGCAACTCCAATGGTGATGTGATGCCTAAAGGTCGCGGGAAAGAAACCGTCAAGGACGTGATGCATAAATACAAGCACGGTACTCTGCACAGCGGATCGAAAAAAGGTCCGGTGGTTGATAAGAAACAGCAAGCCATAGCTATCGCATTATCTGAAGCTGGGTTGGACAAAAAGCGGAGGAAATAGTCATGGTTGAACGAGTCATTTATGCGTTGATCTACATATGTGGGATCGCGCTTTGTTACTTTCTGATCATCTGGGTTCTGGGTGCGATTGGGTTGCATATTCCGCAGCAGGTTCAGGTCATTCTTATGGTGGTCCTTGTATTGGTGGCTGTGCTTGTGTTGTGGAGACTGTTTGCAGGTTCAGGATTTCCATTGTGGCCACGTAGCCGTCCGTAACTGTGTGAGTTACACAAGAGGAGAATGTGATGGACCCGAACGACTTCATTCGTATGAAGCTGGCCATGCTTCAACAAGAACCACGAGGCCAATACGCGGAGCGGGGGTTTCGTACGCCTCGTGCGAGTGCTGAGCCGATGGCTGATGCGTACGATGAGTATGGTAATCCTCTTAATGAGGCGGTTGTGGACTACCTTGAAGAAGAGATGGGCGGAGATATACAGCAAGCTAATCGTAACCTTAGATTGCCAATACGTCGGAGATAATAGTGGACACCGTGCAGAACGCAATGGGTAAGCGATCAAGCATCGGACCTGATGACTTGATCGCTAGACTCCTTCAGTCACAGGCGATGCGCACGCCTAACGAAGAAGTTATGACACGCTTTCCTACGAATGAAGATTTAGGCTTGGGAGATACGGAAGGTTTTGTTCGGTCGATCAACGGACCGCAAGGCTTCCCGCGCTTTCAAGGGATGATCAACGATGCAGGCTGGGATGCGTTTTTAGAGAATGCCCCTGAATCGGAAAACATCGAAGATCGTCGTCCGGATATCGATGCGTTTATTCGTCACGCTCTAGCAGGCGCCCGCTAATGCCGAACTATAACCTAAAAGAAGACTCGGTACAGTTTGACTTTCAGCGTTCGCGCAAGAAAGTTCAAATCTTCGGTGGAGGATTTGCGAATGGCAAAACCACCGCGCTTGTCATTAAAGCACTCCAGCTATGCAAGTTTTATCCTGGGTGCACCGGCCTCCTCGGACGTGAAACGTATCCGAAGCTCAACGACACGCTCAGAAAAGAATTCCTTAAATGGTGTCCGAGACATTGGATACGTAAGATGCCTACACAAGACGATAACTCCTGCTACTTGGTCAATGGATCAGCAGTGCATTTCAGATATATCGCACAGCGAGGAAAATCACAAAACGAAGACGGATCAACGACGAGTAACTTGCTGTCAGCTACTTATGATTGGATTGGACTGGATCAGATCGACGATCCTGGGATCACGCATAAGGACTTTCTGGATCTTCTTGGTCGTCTTCGTGGTGATACAGCTTATCGTGTGGAAGATGAGCCAGAGGATATTACAATGCCCTCGGATGGTCCCCGGTGGCTCATGATGACACTTAATCCGTCACAGAATTGGGCGTACCATGAGCTTATTAAACCATACTTGGACTGGCGCGACCGGAAGATATTCGGTCCGAAGCTCCTCATTGATGAGGATAGTGCGACCCCAGTTATTGAGCTTTTCGAGTCGGATACGTATGCGAACAAGCACAACCTCAAGCCAGACTTTATTAAGACGCTCGAGAACGCATACAAGGGGCAGATGCGCGATCGTTATTTGCTCGGGAAGTGGGCCGCGTTCGAGGGTCTGGTCCACCCAGGGTTCGATACATCTTTGAACTTGATGAAACGCGAACAGATGATGGATCATCTTGCAGACTGTAGGAGAAGACATGTCAGAGTTAAAGCAATCGAGGGTTACGACTTCGGTATCGCAACGCCGACTTGCTACATTCTTGGGTTCGTTGACGACTTTGGTCGCCTATGCGTTCTTGATGGCTTCTATCATCCAAATTTTGACGTATCTCTACACGCAGCAACAATCCGAGAGGTACGAGGACGTTATCATGGATTCTTACAGTTCCCAGAGCCGGTAATTGCCGACCCTGCAATCTTTAGGAGGATCGTGGTTGCTGGTCAGCAAGTTCGGAGTACGACCATCTCTCGCATCCTGAAAGATGGGGGGCTCAACGTACGCCCTGGGAGTAATGATATCCTATCAGGTATTGCAAAAGTGAATAGTTACATCGCAGGGACACCGAAGACCCCCCATTTAACTTTGGGGACTACACCAGGAACACTGCTGTATGTGGCTGAGGAGTTGCCGTGGTTTCAAGACGAGATCATGTCTTATTACTGGAAGCGCGATCCACAAGGTAAGGCCCTCGACGAGCCGTCGGATAAAGATGATCATGCAATGAACGTGATCAAATACATGCTAAGCAAGTTGCCTGAGCCGTCAGAGATCAAGGTGCCTAGCGAGGCTCTTCCTCCACGCTGGTCCTACTGGCATGAGATGTCGATGGAAGATTTCAATCAAGCTCAAGGGAGGCATGTGTGACTCACACAGCTTTAGCGGCGACTGCTACTCCCGAATGGCTGACTGTGATGCGGTCGATGAATGGCTTAGTTGAGTCACCTGGAGACGCAGACAATCCGAAAATCTTGGCGATGCGTGACACAATCGCGCTCGCTTATCCTGAGATGGCAACTTACTGCAACGAATATCAACACGATGATACTCCGTGGTGTGGTCTGGCTGCTGCGTATGCGATGACAATGGCCGGCATTCGTCCAGTATTCGGACCCACTGACACTGATCGCTTCTATTGGGCGCAGGCATGGGATGATCCCTCTTTTGGTACGAAGCTTGATTCTCCTGTGCTCGGTTGTGTCGTTGTGCTTAGTCGCGATGGCGGCGGTCATGTTACTTTCTACGAATCTACAAGTGGCAGCAATTATATGTGTCGTGGTGGCAATCAATCTGATTCTGTTAATCTTAGTGCTCAACCAATATCTAAAGTTATAAGTTTGATTTGGCCAAACGAAGCAGGACCGGTTCCACCAGCAGATCGACGAACCCTAAAGAACGGGATGACGGGTTCTGATGTAGAGTCGTTGCAAGAGAGCTTAGGTTTACCAGCAGATGGAGAATTTGGTGCAATCACAGAAACCCAAGTTAAAGCATTCCAAGCAGCCGCTGGTCTCTCGGCGGATGGCGTGGTTGGTCCTCAGACGTGGACCGCCGTGGATGGCCTCGACATACGTATGGAGGCGGGAAGCGACGGTATCGATGAGGCGGAGACAGCAGCTATTATCACAATGGCGAAGAAGTCCGATATAGCTGACTATGAATGGCCAGGACGCGGTTATCCTCCTCCTGGATATATCCCAGGGATGGCTTGCACGTATGCGTTAGCTCTGAAACGTCTACAGGCAGAGGT